TGAATTGTGGTCGAATATGAAATCCATCGTCGCCGGAGTCGTCCAGGGCAACCAGAATGACGGCGCGGCTTCTGTTTTCGACAGAATGAAACAGCTTGTCGGAATTCAGAGCAACGGCCAGCCGGCGGAATCAGTCACGAAACAGCTTTACAACAACGTGACAACCAGCAACACAACCAACAAAACGAAGGAAGATAATTCTTCAACGGATAGTTCGAAATTTGTCTATTCGCCTTCGGTTGTGATCCAGGGCAACGCAAGCAAGGAAGATGTGAACGAAGCCCTTGAAATGTCACAGCAGAAGTTTAACGAAATGATGGACAGATGGAAGAAGGGGAAGGAAAGGACTTCATTCGCATAAAGAAGGGGCCATGATATGGACGAAAAAAGATACTACACAACCGTTTCTGGCGATATGTGGGACTCTATCGCCTACGCTTTTTATGGCGACGTGAAATACATCGGCTTACTGATGGACAGCAATCCCCACCTTCTGGACATTTCCGTGTTTTCCGATGGCACTCCGGTTTATATCCCGGAGTTGCCGGAAGAAAGCGACGAAGACCTTCCAGAATGGAGAGTGTAAGCCATGCAAGCGCGACAGTCTTACGTTTCCGTGAAATACAACGGAAAGGACATCACAAAGAAAATAACCGATTATACAGAAGGCTTCGAGTATGTGGACAACGCGAGCGGTACGGCCGACACTGTTTCCTTGAAATTAAACAACCGAAGCGGCGTCTGGTGGGGCGGCTGGATCCCTATTCAGGGCGACTATGTGGAAGCTACCATCAAGACAACGAACTGGAACAAAGAAGGCGACAATCGAAGCCTGAATTGTGGTTATTTCCTGATTGACGACCTGGGATATTCCGGGCCGCCGCAAATTGCCACGATCGGGGGCATAGCGACACCGATCAACACGGATTTCAACGTCACGAAGAAATCGAAGACCTGGAAGAAAACGTCGGTCAAAGGAATTCTTTCGAGCATTGCCGCAACGGCAAAGATCGGCTTGTATTTCTCCGGCCAGGACTATTCGATCGACGAAATGGAGCAATCCGACCAGACGGACGTTGAATTCGCTTTCAGCCTTTGCGCGTCTTATAACCTGGCTATGAAATTATATAACCGGAAAATGGTTGTATTCGATCAGACGGACTATGAAAAGAAGGCGGCCAGTCTTTCACTTGACCGGTCAAAATGTTCTTCCTGGTCGGCCACTAAGAGCATGACGCGACTATATGACGGCGTTCAGATCTGCTATACAGATTCTAAGAAAAACAAGACGCTGAAATATAAATTTATGATGAGGAACGGATCAAGGATCCTGAAACTGAATGAAACCGCGGAAAGCCTTCAAGACGCGGAAATCAAGGCGAAGGCGAAACTGTTAGAGCATAACAGGAAATGCCAGTCTATTAACGTGAAAACAAGGGGCGATGTGAAGTATATCGCTTGTAAAAATATAAAAATGTCCGGCTTCGGAAAGCTGGACGGGAAATATTACATTGACACCGTGACACACACAAAGGACGCCAGCGGCGGTTATACCGTAAGCCTTGATATGCACTTGTGCGTGATTGTAAACGGCGTCACAGTTGCGACCGTGGAGTCCGGGAACACTACAAAGAAAGCCGCCAGCAGTTCCACGAAGGCGAAGACCTACACCATTGTAAGCGGCGATACCTTGTGGAGAATTTCAACAAAATTCCTGGGATCCGGTGCTAAGTATATGCAGATTTATAACACAAATAAATCGACCATCGAATCGGCCGCAAAATCACACGGAAAATCATCGTCAAGCAACGGTCACTGGATCTGGCCGGGAACAGTCCTGACGATTCCAGGATAAAAAAGGGGGACACATGAGCGATATTATAAGAGTTGGCTATATTTCGGCGATTAACTACACGGACGGGACGGCCCAGGTCGTCTATAAAGACCGTGACAATGCCGTTTCGCCTTATATGCCGTTTTTCTCAAATGAATTTGATCCGCCACCGGTTGAAACCCTTGTATATGTGGTACACCTGGAAAACGGCGGAACGCGCGGCGTGATTCTTCCGCCGCCGTATGCAGAAGGAAACCGGCCGCCGGAAGGCGTCGCCGGGATCTGGCGAAAAGATTTCGGGGACGGAAGTTATATTCGGTACGACAAGAAGGCGAAACGCCTTGATGTGGTATCGGATAGCGTGAACGTCGAAGGATTGAATGTTTCCGGGAATCTGGCAGTCGGCGGCAATGTAACCGTAACTGGCAGGATCAGCGCCGGGAGCATTTCGGCAAAATCAATCAGCACGACCGGAAACGTCCATGTGGGCGGCAACCTGACCGTTTCCGGCAGTTATCCGACATAGGAAGGACGGTGGTGTAAATGATCGGATATTTCGGGGACATTATCTTCGAAACCAGCGACAAGAAAATCTGCAATTTCAATGATTTCAAACAGGCCGCTTCCGCGAACTATTCCGAACACAGCCGTTACCGGAAGAAATCGGAACGGGAATTCATCGGCCCGAACAACGAAGGCGTGTCGTTCACAATGAAGATCCGCGCCGGTCACGGTGTACGGCCCCGTATTATGAAGGACAAACTGATAAAGTATTGTGAAAGTGGAAAAGTTTGTCCGCTAGTAATTGGCGGCCACAAGATCGGCGGCGGAAAGTGGACGGTTGATTCCATCGACGCAAACTTTAAGGAAGTATGGAACCGCGGCGAACTTGTTTCTGTCGAAATCGCCGTAACGGCCACGGATACTATTAGGGGGGGCGCGAACGATGATTGAAATTGACGGCGTACAAATTGTAATGAATAGCGAAGTGGAACTTTCCCTTCGTCAAGAAATCATGGAAAAGGTGTCTTTTATTTTATCCGTTTTGAAAGGCACTATTCCGATGAACCGGGAAGTCGGGATTGATCCTGATGTTATATCGGCGCCGGCCTACCAGGCCCAGAACCTTTATACCATTTCAGCGATCGAAGTTGTCGAAGAATTCGAAGACCGCGTTTCGGTCGATGAAGTCCGGTTTGAAGCAAATGGAAACGGAAATTTAATTCCGAAGGTGGTGCTTGTATATAATGGCTGATGAAATCCAGAAATTATATGATCTTCCCGACGTATCGTTTATAGACGATATTACATTCGATCAGATCTTGAATGAAAATATTACAAACTGGCAAAATGAATACGAACAGGAAACCGGGAAGAAAAAGATCCTTCGCCCAGGCGATAAAGAATACATTCAGTTAAAGATTGAAGCCGGCCAGTGGTTCCAGATGTATAAACAGCTTGACTTTGCGGCAAAACAGAACCTTTTGAAGTATTCAACCGGCGATTTTCTGAAACATTTAGGATCTATGAAAAAGACCTTTATCAACGAACCGAAGGCGGCAGTCACAACGGTTCGTTTTATTTTGTCTGAGATCCGCCGCGAAGTGGTTTATATCCCGGCCGGAACCAGAGTCACCGCCGGGGACGGAATTTATTTCGCAACCGACGACTTCGCAGAGGTCACGGCCGGCGCGGATCATATCGACGTCGATTGTACGTGTGAAACGGTCGGAACGGTCGGAAATGATTATATTGTCGGCCAGATCGAAACCCTGGTCGATCCGGTTCCTTATGTGGCCGAAGTTACAAATATAACGAAGTCGGAAGGCGGAGCCGGAGAAGAAACAGAAGAAAACTTCCGTGAACGAATTTTCCTGGCGCCGTCGTCCTATTCCACAGCCGGCCCGTCTGACGCTTACGAATACTGGGTGAAACAGTACAATTCGGCGGCGATCGAGGATGTGAAGATCTACGAGCCGGAAGACGCGGTTGTTGACATCCGAATTCTTCTGAACGGCGGAGAATTGCCAACACAGACATTTTGCAACGGCTGTCTGGCATATTTGAAAAACAACCCGATTATTCCACTTACAGATAAAGACCAGATCGCGCCGCCTGACGTTGTGAAATACGATATTAAGGCGACTTATTATATTGGCCGAAGTGACATTAACAATCTGGCGGCCATTAAGAGCGCGATCGAAGCCGCAAAAGATACATATATCGAGTGGCAAAAAACAAAGATCGGCCGGGACATTAACCCGGACACCCTGACAGAATTTGTCAGAGCCGCCGGCGGAAAGCGCGTCGTTATCGAATCCCCGGCGTTCCAGGTCGTCCCGGAAACATCCGTCGCCCAGGAAAGAACGATCGAATTCGTTTACGGGGGCGTTGAAAATGATTAGCCTTCACGATTACCGGACAGAAGACGCGCTTCCGGCAGAAATGAAGACACCTGAACGCCTGGCTTCGTGCCGGGTGTTTGATATTCAGAAAAAGAAATTCATGGAACGGTTGCGCCGGGTGTATATCTGGGCGGATCTGGATAAGGTCGAAGACGACAAGCTGGACTTCCTGGCAGTTGAAAGCCGTGTTCTGTTTTATAACACGTCGCTTTCGCCGGAAATCAAAAGAAGTCTGATCCGAAATTCGATTTACTGGTACATGAAGCTAGGAACCAGCCAGGCCATGACAGAAATGATCGACACCGTGTTCGGCGACAATAACACGTCGGTCGAAGAATGGTACACATATGCCGGGGCGCCTTTCCATTTCCGAATTGCAGTCGGAACGGAAGTGACGCAGACTTCCATAAAAGAATTTCTGAATTATTTGAATAAAGTTAAAAATGCACGTTCCCGTTTCGATTACATGGCTTTTCAGAACGGGATCACGCTTAAATTTTTCGATAAATCAGAGTACCAGACGTTTTTCTATACCTTTTGCGGTGATTTCGAGTGTGGCACATATCCGGCGGCCGCGGTTGGATTTATCCCGACCGAAGTTCAGCTTTCACTTGAAGCAGAGGGAGAAGAAGCGTTCGCAGAGTACACGCCAGCCGGAACCACGCCGGACATTTCAACCGGCTTGCATTTATCCGAAGTTACAGTCGATCTTGAAGGTGCCACCGACGGACAGACAATCGTTTATCCGACGGACAGCGGCCAGGAAACCGGTTCTTATCCAGATCCGGCGACCGGTCTTGTGCTGGCGGAAAGCGGCGTTTCCGTCGCGCCTGAAAGTGAAGGACTTAACTTATATTATGACAGCACCGCGGAGAAATACGCCGCGGACGAAGAATGAAAGGAGATCGAAACAGCATGACAGAAGGAAATTATATTCCTTTAACGGACGAAGCAATCGACGACGTGAAGGAATATCTGAAAAAGGTTGTCGCTTACGCGGAATACCGTTCCGGGAATACCTGGACAAAAATTCCGATCGACCATGTGGAAACTTTATCTGATGGGCGGATCGCGATCTATGTTATGTTCGATCATAACGCCCCGGATTCTATTACAGGAATTCGCTTCTATCATCGCGGCGGCTTCTTATGGGCCGGCGGTAACGAAAGCCTGAACAAAGAGGAATTCGACGAAGGCGTCATGTATCGTTATACGATCAAAATTGTACAGTCTTCGGGGAATGAGTAGAAAGGAGCGATAAAAGATGTATATTCCGGTTTTTTGGAAAGACCGAATTGTCCAGTACCCTAGACGGGTTTCCGTCGTGGATCTGGGAAACGGTGTGAAAGAATGGACGCCGGCCCCTGGTGAGATCCACCAGAAAGGCACACAGCAGAGCGCGACCAACTTCGGAAACGAAGACATGGGAATCCTGGAAGGAAACCTGATCGCGGCCACGAACGCCATTCACCTTCGACTTATCCAGGAATCAGTTGACGATCTTCGCGGCCAGGTATTAACGGCGACACTCACAAATTCGCTGAAATATCCGGCGACCAATTCCGCGAAGACGATCACCCTTCCGAAGATTGTCAATAAGACCGATTACAAGGTCGATATTGAGGTCGCGGAAGCGGACGGCCCGGTCGAGTATGCAGAAGTATTCGATAAGGCCCTGAACGCCTTTAAAGTGCGTTATTATGGTAGCGCCAAAAATGTAAAATTAAAACTTCATGTGATCGGGGGACTGTACTAATGCCAGCAAATGTAATTATTAAATCAGACGAAAGACGCGCCCAGGAATCCGCGATGTTACGCGCCTTCGGTGGCGGCCACGAAGGCAATTCAGCCGCCCAGAATCGCGAATACGCGGAAGAAATCAACGCACGAATGAATGATGTAAAAAGAGAGGTGGGAATGAGACGATGAAAATTATCGAAGCAAACGAAGGCCAGAAGATTTCCTATTCCACAACGAAAACCTGGCTGAACGTCGGCGATCAGATCATGCTGAATCTGAAAAAATACGAAGCCGACAACGACGTCCATATCGACATTACTTCGGATATGGCCGGCAACCTGGAAACCGGTGTCGGTCTTCTTTATGTGGCACAGGTGGACATTCCGGCCAGAGCCTACACAGAAGAAGAAATCCCGAACCCGGACTATTCCGAAGAAACAGAAAACAGCCAGAAAACAATTATCAAGCGCGATCCGGTTCCGTTCTCTATGGACAACGTGACCTTGACACTGTTCGCGCTGAAAGAAGGTGTAATCTATGAATAATTACCAGTTTGACAGCCTGAAATTCGCCACGGAAGGATTGACTGGCGGCGGTTGTACCATTATTTCGGACGTCAAGGGCCTTCCGTCCTTTATGATCCCGTTTAATAAGCGCACAAACGCCCAGTTATTCGACGGCGGAAGCGAAAAGACACATTCGGCCTTTGTGGTTGACGATGTGGAATACAAGCGCTTCTTTTTCAGCAAATTTATTAACTGTATTGTGGACGGCCTGGCCTATTCCTGGCCGCTGGTGGATCCGAAAGCGTCCATCAATTACGACGCGTCACACGCGGCTTGTAATGCGAAGGGAACGGGCTGGCATTTAGCGTCAATCCCGGAACGTGCGGTCATTAACCATTTGATCTATAAATCCGGTTTTATTCCGCGCGGCAACACCCAGTACGGAAAACACCACACATACACCTATGAGGTGGGCGAGACAACCGCAACCGAAAGCGACGGATCGGGCGGAACAAGAACAACCAGAACCGCGACCGGATCCGGCCCGGCGACCTGGTTCCATGACGGAACGCGAAACGGTATCGCCGACTACGTGGGCGACGTCTGGAAATGGATGTCCGGCCTTAGAATTTACAAAGGCGAAATCCAGATCTTCGTCGGCAACCTGGCCGCGAAACAGGTTTCACACCTTGCCGCGTCCACATATTGGAAGGCTATTCTTCCGAATGGTAGCCTGGTAGAACCTGGAACACCTGGCACCTTGAAATATACAAAGGATTTCAAGATCGCAACCGATACCGGCGCGGCCGGCAGTACCTACACGGCAAACTTCGGAAATCTTGTGGCCGGAACCGGCGTGACAACGATCCCGGAGATCTTGAAGGAATTATTCCTTGCACCGGTAAGCGGCGTCACACATACCGGCGCTTTTTGGATCAACAACGAAGACGAGCGCTTGCCGTTTGTCTCTGGCGGTTGCAACTACACTTCGCTCGCTGGCCCTTCCGCGTTGTACTTGTACGACCCACGTTCGAGCGTCTGGACGGCCGTCGGCTTCTTCTCCGCTTTTATGGAGTTGGAATCTGCAATCTGATAGCCGTGTTCTGTTTGGGGCTACGATAGTAGCCCCTATATTTTTGAAACACAAGAAAGGATTGCAACAATGGGAAATATGCGAAGATACGGGGCGCCCGGAAATCCCGAAACCGACGAAGGACGGGAACAACGAAGCGGCCTGATAATTCTTCAAAGGTCAAAAGACCTTATGAAATATCTGTACACTTCTTTTGTGAAATATCCCAGAAGTGAAAAGCTGGGGTTTGTGGCGGACTATAAAAAGTGTCTGTTTCAATTCCTGATTCTTATAATCACGGCGCAAAAGAAGTATTTCAAGAAAACGACACTTCAAGACGCGGACGTTCAGCTTGAATTATTGCGAATGTTCAATGATTTGTCGTATGACATGAAATTTGTAGACGAAAAGCGTTACATACTGGTTTCAGAAAAGTTATGTGAAATTGGGCGGCTACTCGGCGGCTGGATCCGATCACAAAAGGAAACCAGCACAACCGCCGGAAAATAATTTCCGGTAGAGGGAACAGGTCAAAAACGCTTGCCGATTGTCTCTGGCAGTTACAACAACACTTCGAACGCTGGCCCTTCCGCGTTGAACTTGAACAACCCACGTTCGAACGTCAGGACGAACATCGGCTTCTTCTCCGCTTATCCTTTTAGCCAGACGGGAAAGTTTACGGACTTTTCACAGTGCAAGAAAGGGAAAAGGGATCTGTTTCAGTTCCGGCCATAGCGCCGGAGAAATTAAATTTGCTGATAATGCGGTTAGTACCTGGCGAAAGCCAGTGAAGGGCGTAACGATCAGCGCCGCGCCCACGCCGAAAGCAAGGGCGCACAATTCCAACGAAAGGAATTAACCACAATGAAGACTTTCGACATTACGCACGAAGAAATCATCGACCCGTCGAACCTACTTGAAGCGGATCGCAACGCTTCCCAGGGCAAGCACAACCGCGACGAAAACTTGAAATTCTCCGCGCATAGGGAAGAAGAAATCATTGATCTCACGAATCGACTAACATACTACCCGAAAGACGGGATCCCAGGGAATTCGCTTGAATCGTCCTATCGTGTCGGTAAGTACCGCATGAAACAGATTTATGAGCCGAAGCCCCGAATTATCATGGCTTTACAGTACCGGGATCGTGTCGTTCAATGGGCGTATTACCAGAAACTAAACCCTTTATTCGACCGGCAGTATATAACGCATAGTTACGGTTGCCGAAAGGGTAAGGGAACCGTCAAGGCAAGAAAACAGTTGCAGATCTGGCTTCGGAAGGTCAACCGGAGTCCGAAACACTGGTACGTCTTAAAACTTGACATTGCAAAATACTTTTACCGCGTCGATCACGAAATCCTTATGAAGATCTTGAAAAAGCACATCAAGGACGAACTGATTCTTCGCGACCTGGACAAACTGATAAATTGCGAACATACCGCCTTCGGTCTTCCTTCCGGCGTCCAGCCGGAGTTGTGCAAACAAGAAGACTGGTTATACAATCGCGGTATGCCGATCGGAAACCTGACAAGTCAAATGTTCGCGAACATTTACTTGAACGAATTGGATCAGTTTTGTAAACACGTTCTTCATATCGAAAAATATATTCGGTTTGTAGACGACGTGATCGCACTTTTTGACAGTAAGGAAAAGGCGTTCGCGGCAAGGGATGAAATCGAAAGATTTCTGAATGAGGAATTGCACCTTGAATTAAATAACAAGACATCAATCCGGCCGGCTTATCTTCCGGTAACATTTGTCGGCACCCTTATTACGCCGCTGACAATCCGTGTTCGAAAATCGACACGACAAAGAATGTATCGCCGGATCCGGTTCATTCAGAAAATGTTTGAAATGGGCCGGCTTACATAGGAGAAAGTCAACAACACCATGCAAAGTTATTTCGGTCTGATAAGCCACTTCACGGCCGGAAACCTTCTCCGAAAGATTATCGACGAATTTTCTTTCCGGGTTCCAGATAACAATTCATAGCCTGGCATTTTACCAGGTTATTTTTGTCTAATAATCAGGAAAGGGGGTTCACGGTATGGAAGCAGAATTTGAAAGAGAAGTTCTTGATCGACTTATCAAGATTGAAGGAAAACTTGACGGTTACAATAACGCAAAAGTCAAGACCTATGAGAACGAAAAAGAAATTCTTCGAATCAAAAGCGATCTTGAAGACGCCCAGAAGACCGTCACAGATCTTACCGAATCGAATAAATGGCTTTTCCGAACTGTTGTGGCGGCTGTTATCGTCGCGGCCATCGGGCTTTTAACAACCATTGTTCGAACCGGCTTCGGATTATAACTGAAAACTATTTTTACACCAGAAGGGAGAAAACAACATGAATATTGAATTTATCATTGAAAACGCTTCAAAAATCATCCTGATTGTGGCCGCAATCTGTACATTGATTTCGGTTATCACAGAGTTTACAAAGGGGATCGGCTTCCTGGACAAGATTCCGACAAAGTTCCAGGTTCTTATTCTGTCCCTTGTAATTTGCGTGATCGGCTTCTTTGCTTACTTGTCTTACGCGTCAATCGCGTTCGTGTGGTATTACCTGGTAGCCGTCATTTTCGCGGCGTTCATCGTGGCGATCGTGTGTTGTAAGGGCTGGGACTATTTATTCGAGATCTGGGCCAGATTTTACAGAAAGAAGGACTAATCAATGTCGGAAAAAGATTTTGTTATCAAAATCGCGCCGTATGCCATGAAAGACGCGGAAGCAAGCGGAATACTTGCTTCTGTAACAATGGCACAGGCAATTTTAGAAAGCGGTTACGGCTCTACTGACCTAGCCGTGAACGCAAACAACATTTTCGGAATGAAGTGTTCTTTAAGTGGGAACACCTGGAAAAGCGTCTGGGACGGTACTTCGAAATATACGAAGACCACAAAAGAACAGAAGAAGAACGGCGAAGAATATTCCGTCGTTGCCGATTTCCGCGCATACCCGGACATTCAGGCCAGTATAAACGATCATTCGCTTTATTTGCTGGGCGCCATGAAAGGAGCCGCAAAGCGGTATGAAGGACTTTCGGGCGAAACAGATTACAGAAAGGCGATCCAGATCATCAAAAACGGCGGCTACGCCACCGACGTAACATACGTCGAAAAGATTTGTTCCATCATTGAACGATGGGAACTTCACAAGTACGATGTAAAGGAGAGTGAAGACAAAATGAGTATTGAAATCAAAGAAAATCTTTTAACAAACAGCCCTTGTTATAAGGACGGCCGCAGAATTACACCGGGCGGCGGTATGCTTCACAGTATCGGTTGTCCACAGCCAGATCCGAAGGTTATCGCGAATAATTTTTCCGTTTCAACGGGTGCGTGTGTCCATGCGGTCGTCGGAAAAGCCGCGGTCGTTTTACAACTTTTACCGTGGAACTTCCGCGCCTGGCATTGCGGATCCGGTTCGAACGGAAGCGGAAACAATTCGCTTATCAGCATTGAAATGACAGAACCGGCGACTATTAAGTACACGGGCGGTTCTTCCTGGATTGAAACAGGCGACGGAAGCAACACGAAGGCCCATGTCCTGGCAACCTACGCGAACGCTGTCCAGTTCTTCGCGTACATCTGCAAGAAATACGGCTTCAATCCTGAAAACAGCAATGTTTTAATGAGCCACCGCGAAGGTCACGCGAAGGGAATCGCTTCGAATCACGGCGATCCCGAACATATCTGGAACAAATACGGTCTGACAATGGATCAGTTCCGAAAGGATGTCAAAAAGGCAATGTCCGGCCAGACCGTCACAACCGTTCCTTCCGCGCCGGTAGATAACACCAGCGACGACAAGAGCAACCAGAAGATTAACGCCCTGAACGGAACTGTTACGGTCATTTACAAGGGCGTTGACGGCCTGAATATCCGAAAGGCGCCTAGCTACACGGCCGCCGTCGATCAGATCGTACACGAAGGCGTGTTCACGGTTGTTGGAATTTCCGCCGATGAAAAGTGGTACAAGCTGAAAAGCGGCCTGTTCATTACCACGATCCCGGATTATGTTTCCTTCAAGGCCACCCAGGAACAGAAGGAAAGCACAGCCGGAACCGGCTATTTCCGTGTTCGCAAGTCCTGGGACAAGGCCGACACCCAGATCGGCGCCTTCAAGCAGAAGGAAAACGCGATCGAACTTTGTAAGCAGAACAGCGGTTATAAAGTCTTCGATAATTCAGGAAAAGAAATCTATCCTTGTGTTGCCGCCGCGGATGAATCCTTCGTGTTCCGCGTGAAGATTCCTGATTTACTGATCAGAAAAGGCCCTGGCACAACTTACGACTACCACAAGAAGAACGGCCAGGCGGTACACACTGGCGTCGGATCCTTTACCATCGTGAAGACGAAGGAAGGCCCAGGCGCGAAGTTGTGGGGCCTGTTAAAGTCCTACGCGACGAACGAAGATGGCTGGATCGCCCTTGACGATGAATTCGGTTCACGGGTGTAATACACTTTAGAATTTTGAATTTATAACAAATATTTACAACTTACACTTTACAGTTTATAAAATGTATGATACAATGGGCGCAAGGGAAGGGGGTATAAGGGGGAAACAAAATCCCCGACCAATTCCCAGGCAGAACAGGCGGCGCGGAAACGCCCGTCTGAACGCGCCAGCCGCCCAGATTTGCGTTTTAATGCCGTAAGTGGACAAATACACAATAAGCCCCGGAAAATCCATTTCCGGGGCTTTTATGCGTTCGTGGGATATATTCTGATATTCTCTGACAAACTCTGATTTATTCTGATTTACTCTGATTTTCAATTTCCTTCTTTACAGCTTCGAAGTCAACATAAACTTCACCGTCAATCACGATTTTCGCGATCCTCAAAAATCCATCGCTATCATAAACAGGAAGATCCACGTCATGGCCGAAATCACGCATTACTTGCGCCCAGGAAATCGCGCACCCATAATTTACACGGTTCCTTTCAAGATCCTTCTGTTCTTCATAGCTGTTCACGTTACTACAATCTGTAAATAGTCTAACCTTCAAATTATCGAAATATGTGTCTTTCATGGTTCCACCTTTCCGGCGGCCGTCGTGGCCACCTATGCTTATTTGTTTATTCTGTTCTTTCTTTTTCAGGGCGGCGTCGTTCACAATTTCAATGAATTGCGATTCTGGGATTCCGGTCGCTTCTGTAAATACGTCGATATACCGACAGTATTCAGTGTGCCAGTGTTCGAAACCTTCCTTACTACCAGACAGGAACGCTTCTTCCATCTTCTCATACGCGCCCACCGTCTTTTTGACGGCGGCGTCAAATGCTTCTTTCCATTCCATGATTCTTCCTTTCCGGGCGACCATGCCGGCCGCCCTGTTCCTATTATGCCGATATTTCAGAAGCTACTTGTCTATAATGTTTCTGAATTGCGGTCGATGTCTTCACAGTCTGGCTTTCTTCACCATAGTCCCAGGCTTCGCGCTGGATCTGATCGGTGAGGTCTTCGGCCATCTGGTTAAAGTAGGCGGCAACTTCTGAACGGTCGATTTCAGTTCTGATTTCGATTGTCGCGTGTTCTTTATTCCAGGTTCGCGCTTCGGCGGCCTTGAATCGGTCGCTGATGAAAATCCCGATCGGCCAGAAACAAAGGTTGTGCTTCGCCTGGCTGATTTTGCCGCGCTTTGAAATCTTGCGAAGGCTATGATCGGAGCCACACCAGTCAGGATCCCCGGCGGAGTGTTCCACGAAGTAAAACCCGTTGTCGTTCTTGAAGAAGGCGTCCTTGATTTCCACAACCATTCCTGTTTTGATTTCCATTCCGTTTTTATCTAACATTTTGATTACCTCTTTTCTTTATCTTATGTTTACATTATACACTATAAAGTGTAATATGTCAAGAATAAATGTAAAGAAAATGATTAAAAACAGAAAGAAATATTTTCTATAATACACGAAAAAGTGTAAAATAAAAGGGCCTTCCGGCCCTTTATAATTCGGTGACATACTCCATACCGTCGAAGCTGACGAAGCCGCCGGCGTCCAGGATGGATTGAAGCGCCTTCTTTCCGCCACACGGAATATAAGGAACCAGGATCCCGAACTGGTCGCGGTCGTGACTGAAAGCGATCCAACCCTTACCGGCTTCATAGAGCGCCCAACCGGTAACGACTCTAGCAATCTTGTTTGTTCCGAATTTTGTATTTTTAAGTCTTCTGATTTCCATATCTACCACCATTTTAACCTTTCTACTGGATGTTTATTTCCTTTGCTTTATGATATTATAATACACTATATAGTGTAAAATGTCAAGTATAAATGTAAAGAAAAAGATTAAAAGATAAAGAAATATTTTCAACTTGACATTCTAAAGTGTATAAAGTAAAATAACATACACAACAGAAAGGGGTTGATCGAATGGATATGAACACGGCGGAAAAGATCCGCTTCCTGGCTGGCCGGCGAAATATGACAATGGGCGACCTGGCAGAAGGAACAAACCAGACGCGACAGAATTTTTCCAATAAAATGACGCGGTGCAATTTTAAAGAATCCGAACTTGCGGAGATCGCCGGCGTCCTGGGTTGTGAATTGAAAATTGTATTTGTAGACAAACAAACAGGCGATGAAATTTAACGAAAATGTAAGACATGAAAGGAAAAGTTTATGTATAATAAAATAGATTTGCGCGAAGTTCCGGCTGAAAGGCTGAAAGAAATTAGTCTGGATCTGGTAAACATCGACACCCAGGCGCCAGAATTCGAACCGAACAGACAGTTCTATTTCATGGCAAAAGCCAGGGACTACGTGAAGCGGAAGTCCGCCGAATTAGGACGTCCCATGACCTTTTTTACTCAAACATTCGGGTGTCCGACTGTTTAAGAAAACAAGACGTTGCAATCTATTTGAAAATACAAGGCTTTTCCGAAGAAAGGAAAAGTGAAAAATGAAAGAATTATCCTTCAAAATTCAGGGCGAATTTGTGTGTCACCTGGCCCGATCCTGGTTCTGGGACGAAAACCGCGAATATGAGAAGTGCGAAGAACTTCTTCTTTCCTGTCTTATGACGGACGAAATATCCGAAGAAGAAAAGAAGAAAATTGTCGTTGAAATTCTGGAAGGCCGGAAGATCCTTGTCGGCGTGAACGAACTTGAACTTGTCGAGGATGGCGAACGGATCCGACCGCTTGCGGATAAATTCAAAGAGTACCAGAAAAAAGAAATGATCCGAAAAATCGAAGAAGACATTCAGCGTCGGCCATTGGCTTATTTTGATCCGTATTCTTGCGACAAAAATATAAACGAATACAAACCGGTTGACAATCTGGTTTTCGACGATGAACGGGACGTTCAGGAAGCCTTCGGCCGCCACTTGACGCCATATCAGGAAGCCAGATTGTGGGCTTATTCTTCCGAAAATTTATGGTATCATGCCAGCCGGCTTCTTCCTGGATTCTGGGACGAAAAGGAACGAAAGTATCTGGATAATGGCTTTTATTTAATTGAGCGGCCAAAACTTGTCTATGAACTAATCGGCGGCCCGGTAACAGATCAGAACGAAGAAAAGTTATTCGCGCTGTTAAAAAATCACTTGAAATCGCTTGTAAATAATGGGTTCGCCACCGGTGAGAAGGCGAAAGAAATCATACACCGCAATATGAAGTATGACGCGGCCATGAAAGAAATTAGCCAGGAACGCCAGGAACAGACAGAGGAAAAACCGAATTCCGATCAGTTGAACAGAACCACATCCCCGGACGATTTTCTTTCCGAATATGGATTGATAGATCCTTCCGGCAATTATTACAGTTGTTCCTTCGCTGGACATCATACGAAGGCGCATTATATTTTGATATCCAGGGAAGGGAAATTTTATGATTTCGACGAAGCCTTAGACAAATTATACTCCGACGGCTGGGCGATCATTCGGAACCCGGATCCGCGCGGAAGTGTATTCTTTGATTACAAGGCCGACAGGCGACCGACGAAACACCAGATCGACACCGCTTTCGATCACATGATAAGATTTAATGAACGCACACTTTCAGGAATTAAAGAATATCTTGAAAACGAATAAACCGAAGCCGCCAGAAATGGCGGCTTTTCACTTTATAGTGTAAAATGTTAAGAAAATGTATAATAATTACTTGACATATTACACTATAAAGTGTATAATGTAATCAGAAGTTAAGGAAAGGCGGAAATAAAAAATGACAGTAGCAGAGAAAAGAGCAAAGAAAGCATACAAGGAAGACTTAATCAAACAGGGCATTGATAAAGAGTTAGCCGAAATCATGGCGAAGACATTCGTTGAATATCAGATCGTCAGACCGGTTGTGAATGGTAACTGTTAAAAAAAGAAGGGGCGAAAGCCCCTTCCTATCAATCTTTACCGTTTGGCCCATGTTCGCAAGCGATTAACTGTTCGCCACAGATCGGACACCGTTCAATTCCACATTTCCAATGGTGCCAGCGGCCGGCCTGGGCGGAACATTCAGGACACACAGCACCGGCGACACCGTGGAACTTGTCGCCTGGATCCCCGACTTTAATCCGGCGGTATGACTTGCCGGCAAAATCGAAGGTTCTTGTCCGACATCCGCACGTCGAACCGATACGGCCGCCGCACTTCTGGCAGACCGGAAGATCAGCCGGGGTTGAATATGTGAATTCGTGGACAAGACCGTTCACGAACCGGATCGACTGGACGCGACCTTCCAGAATTTCGATCCGGTCGATTACCTGATCGACAAAATCTTTCAGAATTTCGTTGTCCAGGTCAAGGGCCATCTGGATATAATCAACGTGTTTCTTCGAAACGATCCTTTGAGCGACCAGGAATGCCGACGCCTTCCTGATGAATTCCAGGTCGGCCAGATCGTCCTTGCCGCCCGTCGCCTGGCTGGCTTCAATCTGTTTTTCATATCCGGCGATCTTATTAACAAGATCCCTTTTCTTCTTCGCGAATTCTTCTTTCGTCATGGAATCAGGATCGTAAAGATAAAGATCCGTCAACCGGTCAATCGCGGTCTTGCACTTGTCAAGTTCGCGTTTCAGAATGGAAAGCTGTTCGGCCGCCGTGTAATCGTCGTCGCCGTCTGAAAGGCCAATGTCCGGCAGATACGCGCCTTTTCCGACTTCCTGGAAGGCCAGGGCGTCGAACGTCCGGCGAAGGCTTTCTTTGGTGACCTTCATATTTTCGAATTCTGGCCCTTTCAATAGTTCCTTTTCCAACTGTTCCAGGGTTTTAATGTTCTTAAAATTCTTCTGGATCCGCGCCAGGTTCGCCACATAGTTAAAGATAAACGGGCCGATATAGCTTTCGTTTACGGTCTTCGAGTTGTCGCAATCCATCATTCGCGATCGCTGGGCGCAACGGTACATTGACGGCCGCCAGCCGTTCGCCCTGGCTCTATCCTTCGACGCGATCATATTCGCGCCGCACTTGCCGCACACCAGCCGACCGGAAAAGGTGTGAATGTACTTCCTGGCCCGAAGTTCGGACGTGTCACGGCTGGTTCCGTTTTCGTCCATTATCGCGTTGCAACGGTCGAACTGTTCCTTTGTGATAATGGCCGGGTGATTATTTTCCCGGACGATCCATTCACTTTCCGGCTTCAACGGGCCGCGGCCGGACTCACGCAAATTATACCGATACGTCCCGATATAGAACGGGTTTCGAATAATATCACGGATCAGCTTCGAAGTCCACTGGCCGCCACGCTTCGACGCGATCTGATTGTGGTTCAGATACCGGGCGATCTTTGTTGTGGAACGAACCCGTTCGTATTCGTCGAAAATAAACTGAACGATCTTTGTTTCTTCTGGATCTGGTTCCGGGAATTTGATTTCCGGGTTCCAACGATAGCCGACCGGCATACGCGCACCGTTCCACAAGCCCTGTTCTGCGCGATCCAGCATGATTCCGGTTACACGTTCGGAAGTCATGTTCCGTTCAAGTTCGGCGAAAATCAGAATAATTTTCAACATAGCTTCGCCGATGGCGGTCGAAGTGTCGAATTGTTCGTTCATCGAAATAAAAGTGACCTTATGGTCTTTTAATTCCTGATACATCGCCGCGAAGTCCAAAAGATTTCGGGACACGCGATCCACCTTCCAGACGATCAGGTGGGAGAATTCCCCATCCCTGACACGCGACATCATTTCTTGAAAATGCGGACGATCAGTATTCTTCGCCGAATACCCGTCGTCTTCGAAAATCACAAAATCTTCAATCCCTAAAAATTTACAGTATTCCTTTAATTTTTTACGCTGAAAAGGAAGACTGTCTTTATCAACCTGATACCTGGTCGAGACGCGGACGTACAGAGCCGCTTTCTTTTTCGACCAGAATTTCAGGATCTTTTTCTTATTCTTGACATAAGCCATGAAAAGCCCCTTTCTCCAGGAACCGAAAAAGGGCATAAAAAAGAAAGCCGATTGCATTTCCTGGCCTTCTCTGCTATAATATAGGGTGCTTATTTCCAATATCAGAAGACCTTTTTTCGGTTGCCTGGTATTAAAGCCGGTCAGTGATTGCAGTCGTTGACCGGCTGTTTTTTATTCAGTTAGTTTAATTTCTCAAGTTCATATTTTCCGTTTATTTCTGAAATGTTGCAACGCATTGTTTGAGCGGCCAAAAAGTACATATGTTTACAAGGCTTCTGTCGGCGTTTGAAGTCCTGACACGTACAATTTTTAAGCGTCACAAGATACACATTTCCAGTCGTCCCGACAATCTTTCCACTGTACCCATTGGACAAAAGCGTCTTCACCTTCAAATTCTGTTCAACCGCGCGTTTGATCCGGTCTTGTTGCGACGGCGTTTGATGGATAGAGTCGTCGAACGGAAGAAATATCCGATCACTTTCCAGGGCCTTCTTCACCGTCTTTTCACCAGATTTCAGAAATAACACAAATAACAGTATGAGCAATACAATAAATATAATCATTCGATCATCCCCCTTATTAATGCAAGCCTATAAATATGCTTACAAGGTAAATGATCGGCCTTGAACGTGCCACACTGGCACATCCCCAGGCCGCACCAGACTTCTTCCTGGTCGTCCGGCGCCTTCATCCTGGCGAAACACTTCTTTTCACTTTCAAAATGAACGGAAATGTCTTCTTCTTTTGCCTGTCGAAGTTTTTCTTTCTGTCCCGGCCGCTGGTGGACTTCATCGGCCCACCGGTGAAACGGCGCTTCGTCGCGTTCTTTTCTCTTTTGCCATTTCAAGTATATATGGATCTTCCAGGCCCACACGGCCAGGAAGGCAATCACACCGCCGACGGCGATCTTTACGATCATTCAATCACCCCTTACAAAAATTACCGGTATACCTTGCCGACCATTAAATTTATAATAGTTTAGCCCGGCCTTTTTCTGGAAAAGGGGTGGTGCTAATGATAATTAAATACATAGAATACAAAAGCCGCCGCGTTTACGCGATCTATTACGCAAATTGCAAAACAATGTATTATAATTTGAAATTTAATGGAAGGACGAAGATATACTTGTTGATCTGGTAGCCTTATAGGCAAGGCCGGGCGTTTTAAACGCCTAGCCCGTTTCTTTATTCCGAACCGGTTTTTCTTCAATCGGCGGAAATTCCTTTTCCAGTTCTTCCGGCGTCTTCGGTACATCACCGAACAAGTCTTCGTCCATACTTCCTGATTCAACCACATTATAAAAGAAATCCCGTACCGTCTGGCGCTGTTCAGCGTCTAATTTCAAATACTGGTAAACCAGATTATAACTGAAATCATCAAGCCCGAATTCCCTTTTTAATTGTTCCATTGTAGAAGAAGGCGTTTCGATGAACATTTTCCCTTTCCCAGTCCGAAGCCATTCTTCCGATACACTGAATGTATTACATATATCAAGTATCGTTCTATCAGAAGGATTCCTTTTTCCTACTTCAATTAAAGAAATGGAATTCCTTTTCAGATTAAGCATTTCGGCGAAATCTGCCTGACTCAACCCCTTAGCTTCACGAACTTCTTTAATTCGCGTATTCACTTTATCACTTCCTTTCTGACATCAATATAATATATAAATGCTTACTTGTCAACAAGAAAAGTTTTTATTTTGCACAAAAAAGTGTTGACAAGTAAGCAAGACAATGCTATTGTATGGTTACAAGTTAGCAACAACTTGCAAACAAAGCAATAAAGAATAATAAGAAAGGGGGCCGTATTTATGGCAAATACCACCACAGACAAAAACGTTACGATGGTTCGCAAGGAAGACAAGAACTTCATTCGTTCCATGATGTCACTTTCCCAGGATAAGAAAATTCTGATCCAGGGAATTCTGATCGGCCTGGAACTGCAAGAGAAACAGACCGCAACGGCGGCCAGATAAGGCCGCCAGCACTTCGACATATAGCCAGGAAGCCGACTGCAATCGGCGGCAGATGTTGGAAATAAGCGAAAGGGAAAATTGAATATGGATAACTTTAGAATCTATGACACAATGTTCCGGTTCAATAACGAAACCGAACGACCTTCGGGCGTATGGCGACGGAACCAGAAATTCGTTCACGACGCGTATTTTTGGAAAATCCTTAATATGCTGAAAGACGAAGGCTTCGACGTACACCACGACGAAAGTGTTTCGAAGATAATTCGAAGGAATTACATCGAAGGGATCAGAAGGGATTTGAAATTCAAGGCCCAACGGTTCCCGGCCGGCTTCGAAATTGTTTTCTATCAGGACGTTGTTCACGAAAACCCACACGGCGGTTTTTATGATTTTGATAAGCGACGGAAAATGCCGTACCTGATCGGGCTTCAATATGAAAAATATATGAACCTGATTGTCAAGAAATTAAAAACCCTTGTGGAAGTCGAAGACAAATCCAGCATAAAGACAAAGACCGCAGAAGAATGGGTAAAAGCGCGATACGTTGAATCGTGCCACTATCCACAAACTGACATGAATTTCGACCTTCACGCACTGGACGGGCAAGGCCACGAAGGCCAGTACGGCCTAGATCGCGACGGGAAGGAAATTCACAACGGCGACATTAAATACTTCCGTTACTGGTACAACGGCCGGGTATATCGCGGCCGGGTATATTACGATCTCAACATGAACTGGATTGTCATTTTGAACAAAAAAGACACACGCGTCATTTCTTGCTGGGAACTGTTCGATCTTGCACCGGAAGACAACCTTCATCGGGTAAAGGATCCGACACGATCCAAAGGCTATAAAAAGTATATGGCCCACCTGGAAAAACTGGAAGCTGAAAAGACGAAGGATCTTGTGATTGAGTTAAAACGCCGCGGCTATGCGGTGAAGATAGAAAGGAAATAAGCACATGGCACAGGAAAAGGAAATCAAGAATTTTGTTTTCAACTACACCGACGGCACAAGCGAAACCGTCGAAAAGGGTTTCTTTTGCAAGATTAAAGACGAACCAAACGGCGAAGCGACATTAAGTTTCGAAATGGTCGGCGTATCTGGAAAAGACCTGACACAAATTGTTCTGGGTTGCGTCGAGTTGGGCGCGCGCCTGGGAATGTTCGACAAAAAGGAAAGCGAGGAAATAAGCGAATGAGTAACACAAAGGAAAGCGTTGTTTTGAAGTATGACGACATGGGGATTCCATCCATCATGTTAAAGGTTGAGAACATGGCGAAGACGCCGGAAGAAGCCGACAGAATGTTCTTCGTGCGCGGTGTTGAGTATGACGCCGTGTATCTTAGCCGCTTCGTGAATTGCGTCCAGAACGGCCGCGCGTATTCGTTGCCGCTGATGGATCCGAAAGTATCTATCGACATGGACGACGCGATCGCGGCTTGTAGAAAGAAGGGCGCCGGCTGGCACTTAATGACCGCCATCGAATGGAACTGGTTAAGAAAGCACACGAACCCGGATGTCCACGGAAACACCTGGAAAGGCCACTATCACAATGACGAAACCGAAGTCGGAATCAAAGTCCCGAACACCTGGCGGACACTGACCGGATCCGGCCCGGCTTCCTGGTTCCATAACGGGAACAAAGAAACGGGCGTCGCTGATGTGGTCGGCCTGGTTTGGAAAATGATCGCCGGTATGCGCTTAAAGAATGGCGTCTTCCAGTATATGCCAGACAATGACGCGGCACACCCGGAAGCCGACCTTTCCGAAAGAAGCCAGGAATTCAAGGAAGTTCACATTGACGATCTTCCGTTCCCGGATCCGGTAAAGATTGGGCCAGGCGAAGACGGCTTGATGATTACAACGTCCGGCGAAGTGGAAGGCTGGGACGCGGTGAGACGTCGCGACGTGGTTGTGGATCTTCCGGCGGACAAGATCCCGGAGATCTTAAAAGACTTAGGAATCATCACCGAAGGAATGGACAAAGACGACGCCTGGTTCGCGGCTGACGCAAGCCTGGACGAAGCGGTGTGTTACGTCTCTGGCGGTTACTACAACACTTCGTACGCTGGCCCTTCCGCGTTGAGCTTGTACTACCCACGTTCGAACGTCAGGGCGTACCTCGGCTTCTTCTCCGCTTGTTTAGGGGAACCTGTTATCCGATAACTGAAATCTGTATTCCGCGCGATAGCGCGTTAATTGGCCCGTAAGGGCCGGAAAGGTGGAACCATGTATAAACCAACGATCAACACGTCATACAAAGGTGTATGCAAATTATACGAAACGTGCGGCCGTTCTGATTACTGTTTACGCGCCGCCGAAGACATTCTTTTTATTCACGGCTTCGACATCACAAAAACGCCTGGATATGAAGATCTTACATCCGATCAGAAAGAACTGTTCGCCGCCCATTGCGTTAAGTACATGAACAGCGTCGGAATGAACACAAAGATTACTATGTACCCGAAAACGGTTCATTTCGTCCGCGAATATCAGTATTGTTCTTTCCCGGAATGGGACGAAGAAATTCAGAAAAATATTCGCTGGCAGATTGGGCGCGAATGGATCATCTTAAAAGCCAACGGCCGGACAAGGAAGTTCAAAAAGTACCTGGACGACGACCGCACCGAAGCTGACATCGACAAGACGGTCACGAAGGAATTTGAATATCTTCGCGTTGACTGGCGGCAGAATGGAACGAACGTCTGGTTCCACGTTACGGCCCCGGATGAATACTATTAAGGCGGTGAGAGTATGAAGAAAACAAACGAAGGCCAGAACGGCCAGGTTGAGAATTTAAAAAGCATTTTAGAGGGTTTCGGAATCAAAACGTCGAAGGAACTTGACGCCGCACTTTCGGAAACCCTGGACGCCCTTACAATCGGCATTATGACAGACCGCGCGATCGGGGCGAAAAATTCAGCATAAAGCAAAGGCGCAACGTCAAAGATTGGAACCCTGACACGTTGCGCCCGATGTTGGCCGCGTTTTGGACACAGCCTTTAATAATTATAGGGGAAACGTGAAGAAATGTCAATCGTTAGAAATACAAGGGAAGCCCCGTATTACATAGATGGAATCACAAAGGCAACGGATCCATTCTGGAAAGTCTATTGTACTTGTGGTTTCACATTCCTTTCGTGCATTTCAAACGGCAAGTGTCCGAAATATGGGCGCGTGGAAGGTAAACGAATGTTAGGCGATAGAACTTTCGAAGAAGTCGTCGCGGAACGCGGACAGCCGCGGCCGCTGGAAGAATAAATCAGAATAAATCAGAGTTTATCAGAGTAAATCCGACTTTATCAGAGTTTATCAGAGTTTATCAGAGTTTATCAGAGTAAATCAGAGAAAAAAAGGCGGTGAAACTTTGAACAGACTAGGCTTTATCGTTTTGTCAATCCTTTCCCAGAACGGGGCGACGAACAAATTATCTTCGATGTCGGTTCAGGAGATTTCTGACACGGAAGAATTCGGTTATAAGCCGAACACAATCTTCAAAAAAATCAAGGAATTCGAAGACGCCGGATATATCGGCCGCGGCTTGAAGGAAGGCCGGGCGGACACGTTCTTCATCACGGACACCGGACGGGAATTCCTGGAAGGGGCGAAGCATGAAACGAAGTGACGCCAGAACAGAAACGACAACCGGACGAAAAACGTCCGATAATACCACGAAGGGAGAATCAGAACATGAAAAATAAAATTGCTTTTGTAGCAGTCGGCCAGGCCGGCGGCAACATTGGACAGCTTTTCGAAGATCGGGGCTTTAATGTCCTTTACATCAACACGTCCCAGGAAGACCTTGACACCCTGGAACACGCAAAATATAAATACCACATTCCGGGCGGCGAAGGTTGCAATAAGAACCGCCGGAAGGCGAAACAGCTTGTGATTGACGACTTCGACCGTATCGCGGCAGAGATCGAAACCAAAATCAAGTCAGATCTGACGTTCGTTATCTTCGCCAGCGGCGGCGGAACCGGTTCAGGAGCCGGCCCGATGTTGATTGACCTTTTAATCGACGAAGGCCGCGCCATCGGAGCGATCACGATTGTTCCGGGGCAGAATGAAAGCGTGAAGGCGCATATCAATTCTTACGACTGTTTTTCAGAGTTGACAGAAATCGCCGGAACGGCCGCTTGCTTCATCCTGGACAACGACCGCGCGGAAAAATTGTCAATCAATACTTCCTTCGTGGACGACTTCTGTTCGTTCCTGGAAGTGCCGGAGAAACACAAGAGCGTGAAGGGCAATATCGACAAGGCCGAAATCATGGAGACACTAAGCGCCCACGGAATGGCCCTTGTGACGTCCAGAAAGGCCCAAAACAGCGCCGAAACGATTAAGGCTATACAAGATAACCCTTACGCCCCTATCGAGGGCGACAGAGCCGTTAAATACATCACAGCGTCATTGTCGGACGGTGTGACCATGCCGGAACTGGAAAAAGCGATCGGAACCCCGATCGACACCTTCCAGACCTTCAATGACGAAGGAACCACAATTTGTTGTATTTCGGGGCTGACTTATCCACAATCACGTCTGGATATTGTGTATAAAAAGGTGGATGAAAACAAAGAGGTGATCGAAAAGAACCTGACGGCGACCAGAGAAACCCGGATGAAGAAATCAATTAACTTCCTGGACGACCTGGAACCGCCGAAGAAGGCGGCAGAAGCCCCGAAGCCAAAGTCAAAACGGGACATTATGAGCAAGTATTTATAAAGGCGGTGTTTTTATGGCGGAAATTAACTGGATCAAACTTCGTGTAGATATGTTTGACGACGATAAAATCAAAATCATTCAATCCATGCCGGAAGGTGACGCGATCCTGGTCGTGTGGATCCGTATTCTTGCGCTTGCCGGTAAATGCAACGCGAAGGGCCTTGTCTTGATCGAAGACGAATTCCCATATTCTGACGAAATGCTGGCGACTATTTTTAATAAGCCGCTGGCAACCGTCCGCCTGGCCCTTACGACCTTCGAGAAGTTCCACATGATCGAGAGAACCGAAAAAGGGATCTACATAACCAACTTCGAAGCGAACCAGAACAGCGAAGGCATGGAGAGAATCAGAGAACAAAACCGGATCAGACAGCAGAGACAGCGCGAAAAGAAACGCGCCCTTCTGGGAATGTCACAGCCGGAAGAAAAGTCAGAACCCCAGGAAGAACCGGCGGTTTTGCCGAAAGAAGAAGCTGGAATCGTGACCGATGGCGTGACGCGTCACGTTACATCACGCGTGACAAATCGTGAAATCACGGAACAGAATAAGAATAAGAATATAGATATATATAATATATCTTCTAACGAAGATATAGTCGAAACTTCGGAAAAAAAATCCGAAGTTCCTGACCGCGAACCGGAAAAACCAAAGAAAACGGATCGGTTATCTTATGACCTGATCGTGGAAGATTTTCGAAATACCTGTCCAGCCCTTCCGGGAATCCGCGGATTGAATGATACCAGGAAAGCGAAGATCCGTTCCCTGGTGAAAGAACTGGACAAACTGAAAATCTTTCCGGGGCTGGAACCTGAAAAGAAATTACACATCATTTTCCAGGCGGCACAGAACAGCGACTTTCTTTCCGGCAGAAACGGGAAATGGAACGGTTGTTCCTTCGACTGGCTGATAAATAAAACAAACGCCTTGAAGACGCTTGAAGGCACATATCAAAACAAAGGGGGATCCGCAAATGGGAGAATCAATCCAGGAGACAATGAACAAAATGTTTCCCGACCTGATGGCACGACGAGCGCGGCGCTTGAACGGTTCCGAAGAAACGCCGGACGATCAGACACCGAAATATAATTGCCCGATTTGCCATGATAGCGGCTGGGAAATGGTGACAGGCCCGGACGGGTACGAATTTTGTCGCCGGTGCAAATGCGGAATCTTCGAACGCCAGGCAATCGAAAGAAAGCTGTCCTTCGCCACTATCCCGAAGGAATTTGAAGGCCACACGGTCGAGAATTTCAAAACCGACTGTTATAGCACGAAGGAGAATCGCGAACTGGCCCAGATGGCGAAGGTTATCGCTTCCCGGTACGTGGAACAGTTCGACGAGATCCGGGAAACCGGCAAAGGCTTATATTTTTATTCACAGACAAAGGGATCCGGTAAAACCAGGCTGGCCGTGTCCATTGCAAACGACCTGATCCAGAAAAAGATCATCGCGGCAAAGTTCGCGACCACAATTCAAATTCTGGATCAGATAAAAGCAACCTGGGGCGGCGAATGGAAGAACGAAGAAACCGAACAGAAATTGATCCAGGAAATTGTTTCGGTTCCTGTCCTGGTGATCGACGACATCGGCGTCGAAGCCGTGAAACCCTGGATCAATGAGCGTTTTTATAATATCTTAAACGGCCGCATGATTGAAAAGCGCGTGACGATATTTACAAGTAATTGCCGCATGGAAGAATTAAACTTCGACGACAGAATCATAAACCGAATTATCAAAATGGCGTTGCCGGTGCAGTTCCCGGACGAATCAATCAGAACCGCAATCGCCAGGAAGGAGAACGACGACCTTCTGGATCGTCTTCTAGGGGCGTGATTATAGCGGTTGACTTCGACGGCGTGTTATCCAGTGCCGGAAAGTGGCCGGAAGTCGGGGAACCGAACGAAGTCCTGATGAACTGGCTTTCAGATCTTCGGACTGGCGGCCACAAGGTTATTTTGTGGACGTGCCGCGTCGGGGAAGCGCTGGAAAGCGCTGTCGCCCAGTGCCGGGAACACGGGCTTGAATTCGACGCCGTGAACGATAATATACCAGAAATCGTTGAAATGTACGGCGTGAACAGCCGGAAAATAACGGCTGATTACTACATCGACGACAAAGCGGTCGTCGTTAAATTCGAGAAAGGGAAAGAACATGAATGAAGCAGATAACAAGATCATTGACAAGATCGAAAAGCTGATCGCCTTATCCAATTCGGACAATGAGAACGAAGCGAAGGCCGCCATGTTAAAAGCACAAGAGTTAATGGCAAAATATGAAATCGAAATGAGCCAGATCAACCCGGACAAGGCGAAGGAACGCCCGGTCGTGTCCTACACGTCACCGTCGTTCCGCGACGACTGGGTGGTCGATCTTGGGTGTCTGATTGCCGGAAATTTCAGGTGTCGGGCGGTTATTTCGTCAAGACGCAGATCCGGCGGCGCGTTCCGGCTTAAATTTTACGGGTTCGACGAAGACGCGCAGATCAGCATTAACATTTTCAATTACGCCGTGAAAGTGATCCGCCGGAGAATGGCGACGCTTCGGGCGATTTATGCAGAAGCCGGCCGGGAGTTTGGCCGGAATGAAAAAATGAACTACGTCGAAGGCTTTAACGCCGGACTTCACAAGAATTTCGAAGACCAGAAGAAACAAAGCGAAACCTTCGCCCTGGCTTGCCTGGTTCCGGCAGAAGTGAACGCGTTTGTCGATGAAATCCCAGGAATGGAAGAATACCAGGAACGGGAATTTGAAAGAAGCCGTGAACACGATCTTCTTCGCCAGTATGGCTATATCGACGGGAAGAATTTTCAGAACGCCGGGGACAAGGAACGCCTGGCAGAATAGAAGCGGGAAGGTGGTTGAATGAATTTTGTGGAATGTAAAGAAAAGTATTTTATCATTGTGGAAGGCGAGGAAAGAGCGATTATCCGGGGAACAGAAAAAGACGCCGAAAGAAAGCGAAAAAAACTTGCAAAGTACAGCAAGGGAAAGAAAATTTTTATCTTCAAAGCCGTTGAAAGAAACTAACCCGGAAGCGGAGATCTACGAAGCTATTAACCGGATTGAATTTCAGTTCGGCAAGGAAACCCACACGGTCGGCGAAGCGAACCTGTTATTCGCCTACGAAGTCGGCCTTGACCTGTTCACGGTCTACGTGATAGCCCTTTCGGAGCATTACGGCGCGATCGTCTTCTATTTGCCGGAAGACCTGACAAGGGAAATCGCGCGGCACTTGCCGCCGGATGAAACATTCCAACGCTACATAGCGAATCTGATCGAACGCCAGGCTGGCCTTCGAAACATTAACACAGTTTTGAAGGGCTTCGGCATGGGTTGCGAAGCGGCCGCGGAAGCATTGCTTGAATTATCCGCCGCGGTCGGAAAGGTCATGGACAAACCGATCGACTATCGGGAAATGCCGAATAACTGGCTGAAAATGCACCACAAACCAATGAGACGAAAAGGAAAGGGGAGAAAAAGCAAATGAACAAATGGCTGGGATCTGGCAGACTTACGGACAATCCGGTTTTGAAATACGACAGCGACCGGGCCGTATTTGCCACATTTACGATTATGTGTGTCCGGGACGGTAAAATCCCGGACGGCGGCCAGGCGGTCGATTTTATCGACTGCAAGTGTACCGGACATAACGCGGAATTCGCGAAAAACTTTTTAAGAAAAGACAAGAAGGTCGAGATTGTCGGCCGTCTGGAATCCGGGCATTATACGGAGCCTGGCGGAAGAAAAATCTATACAAAGACTGTCCGCGTCTATGAAATCAACTTCGCCGAAACGAAGGCAGAGGAAGAAGCACGAAGACAGACCAGGGAAAACGAACAGGTTCCACCGCCGGCGCCGGAAAATAGTTCGTTTATGGACATCCCGGAAGGGGACGGGGAATTCCCGTTCCGTTAATGGACGACTTAAAATACAACGGTTCCGGTTATCGTGACGTTACGGCGGAACGCGCGATCCGAAAGACCGATAAACAGCCGCAGGAAGTAACCGATCTTGTGGAGATATTCAAGAAAATTGCAGAATTACAAGGCTATGAGATCCACGGCCGGATCGGCTTCAAGAATAAGCACACCGGCATAATTTACAAATAGCCAGGAAGGAAAAAGAATGATGGTAAAAACAATTTGCACTTGCGACCGGTGCGGAAAGACGTTCGATGAAGTAAATTCAAAGACAATCAAAATCGTTCCGGCTAGAGCAGAGAGAAAAAAGAAAAGTCAGGAATCGAAGAAAAACGGCCTGTTTTGCGGTCTTTTCGACTTTATCAACAGATACACGGTAAAAGATTTTTGCCCGGAGTGTATCGAAGAAATTAAGGGCTTTATCCAGAAAGGGGCGATCGAGAGTGAAAACAGTCCTGATAAGCATTAAGGAAAAATGGTGGAAGAAAATTCTTTCCGGCGAAAAAGAACTGGAAATTCGCAAGAACAGACCGAAGGGGATTGAATATCCCTTCCGGGTGGTCTGCTATGTGACCGGCCGTGGAATCATGGGCGCGTTTACTTGCGACTATATCAAGAAAACCAACGATTACAAGGAACTTTCGGAATGTTCCGGCCTGGAACCTGGCGAATTATTCGAATACGCAAACGGGGCCAACGGTAAAACCGATACTTGTCTTTATGGCTGGCACGTCCAGGAAGGAACGCCGGTTGAATTCGACCAGGCGTTCAAGATTGACACGGCCGGAATTACCAGACCGCCGCAAAGCTGGTGTTATATTCAGGAATACACGGCGAACCTGGTCGCGTATAGCTTCGATGGCGAGACTTACGGAGCCACCTATAACAACACGAAAGAAGCCTTGAAGGACGCGATCGCGGAATTTGAGGAATTCAAGAAATGTCCACCGAAAAGAGGGATTCCGAATAAGATCTTCGTCGGCCAGTGTGAATTTTATCGTCCGTCGCTTTCAAATTCTGGTTACGACGTGATCGAAGCGGTTCAGTGCCAGGCCCAGGACGAGGGCGGCGAGTGGGCTGACGATTACCTGGACGACGCCACAAGGGAACAGATCGAAGAACTGGAAAGCGGCCTTGAAGCTGTCTTCCAGGAGTGGATCCAGAAATATAATTTTTACCCGAATTTTTACACGATCCCGGCCGCGGATGTTTACACTTACGACGGCGAACAGCTTATCCAGGAAGGGGACGCGAAATGAAAGCCCTGGTTATAATGGCCGCCGCCGTGGTATTCCTGGCGTTTATCTTCGCACTGGCCGCGGCCGCGTCGTGCAAAAGCGACGATGAAAAGAAGGACGAAGATCGGGAACAAGAAGAATGGATCTTGAAGACCAGAAAGGAAAAGAAATGGAAAATCAACAGGAAAGAATAAATAAATTTATGTCCCTTATGACCGAAGCCAGCCAGGCGACCGGGATCACCTACGCAGTGGAACAGGGACAGGCGCTTGTCGTTTTCGACCTGGTAAAGAATGAACCGGTTGAACTGGAAATCGTTGTCGGAACCGAAGCAGTCCGCGAGAACGGACAGACATCGTTTACAACCTTCGACCGGTCGAATGTCGAGTAAAAAGAAAATCGGTTTGATTGATGTTGACGGACATAATTTCCCGAATATCCCATTGATGAAAATATCGGCATACCACAAGGCACGCGGCGACGATGTTTCGTGGTATCAGCCGTTATTTTCGGGACACATGGATCGGGTGTATATGTCAAAAGTATTCAGCTTTACACCGGATTATGAATATTATATCGACACCGACGAAGTAATAAAAGGCGGATCCGGTTATTGTATTTCTTTGAAGGACGGAAAAGAAGAATTCGACAAAATGAAGGACATTCCGCTTCCACCGGAAATAGAACATATTTATCCAGATTATGGCCTTTACGGAATAACCGACACGGCTTACGGATTTCTCACAAGAGGATGTCCGCGCGGTTGCGACTTTTGCCATGTGGCCGCGAAAGAAGGAAAATGTTCGGTCAAGGTTGCTGATCTATCCGAATTCTGGCATGGACAGAAAAATATAATGCTATGCGATCCGAATATTTTAGCTTGTCGGGATTGGAAAGAATTATTGCAACAGCTAATAGACAGCAAAGCAAGGATAAATATAAATCAGGGCCTAGATATTCGATTGATGACCGAAGAAAAGGCGGAAATGATCGGAAAACTTCGCGTCGAAAGCGTTCATTTTGCCTGGGATAAATACCAGGACAAAGAAGCAATCCTTCCGAAGTTCCAGCAGTTCAAGGAAATAACCGGATGGGGAGCCAGGAAAACAAGTGTGTATGTCCTGACGAATTTTGACACCACATTCGAACAAGACCTTGAAAGAATCTATACACTTCGCGATCTGGGCTATGATCCTTATGTGATGATTTACGACAAAGAACACACGAAAGGGAATGATTCAGTTCGGCTTCTTCAAAGGTATGTGAATAATAGGCGGATATTCCGAACAATCAGCCGATTTGAAGACTATGATCCGAAAAAAGGATAATTAAGGAGTGGAAAACAAAGAAAAGAAACCAAAAAACGAAACGGAACCTTCGGGGATCCTGGATGATTACGAATGTGACGGTCAAATGTCAATTTATGACTTCCCCGAATGGCTTCCTGATAGCATGAACACGAAAGGAAAGAATGAATGAACACAAATGTTATGTTTTCCAGCAAAACGGACGCATGGGCCACGCCGAAGGCGTTCTTTGCTGAACTTGACAAGGAATTTCATTTCGACCTGGATCCGTGTGCTGATGAATTCAATCATAAGTGCGAAAAATATTATACCATCGCCGACAATGGCCTTTTGAAAGAATGGGGGGGGGCATAGGGTATTTTGCAATCCCCCGTATGGCCGGGAAATAGGAAAATGGGTGGAAAAAGCCTTTCGCACGAATGAGGATCACGGAAACCTTGTCGTTATGTTATTACCAGCGCGAACCGATACAAAATGGTTCCACGATTACATATACCACAAAGCGGAAATTCGCTTCATACGTGGTCGCCTGAAATTCGGCGATAGTAAAAATAGCGCCCCTTTTCCGTCAATGGTCGTCGTTTACGGCCAGAAAGGAAACTAGAGCATGGGAAAGAAAAATAAACGCCCGGAATATGTCATAATTTGCCGGGAATTCAATCGGGCCGCGGCCAGGATTGATATAACAGTCATAGACAAAGGCGTCACCGATCACCTGATGGACAGCCTTATAAAACTTCATTTACGCGATCCACACAAGCGTTATTTTCTGACCTTGAAAAAGGATTTTCAGATTTACGGCGCGGTTTGGAAGAAGCAGATCGAAACGATGGACATTAAGAACAATAAAAGAATTGTTGAACTGGGGGTTGACCTGGAATGATCCACGAAAAGCAGATAATAATATTTTTTATATGTGTTATCGCCGGCGCGGTGGCGTCGGCGGCCACACACGCGATCAAAGGCCGGATCAGCCAAAAGGAGTATATGAAAATGCAAAGAAAAAGGGCGTTTCGGCAATTTTTAGAATACGAAAAAAGAAAGGCAGTACATGAAGCAATGAAAAAATGTGAAATGGGCGGATGCGTGCCGCCGGTAGAACCAGACAGACTTGTGATGTTACCACCGTGGCCGGCCGGAATGTTGCGGCCTTGCCTAATTGATCCAAAAGACAACCCGACGAAGGCGTGGTTCCATCGTTGGACTGAGCGAAGCGAAATTATTCCGCCTAGTCCTATGATTGGCGGACATTCTGGCGGCGTGTTAAAATATGCGCTTGCGCTTGTGGAATTTGAGGACGGCCACGTCCGCGAAGTTGCCCCGGAACGGGTAAAATTTACAGATACGGAAATTCGGGATTGCTATTTTCCTGGAAAAATGAGAAAGCGAGGGAAAGAACATGGCGAGGAAGAAAAAGAACCAGGAAAACGCGAATGAAACCGAAGATTTCAAGCCGACACCGCTAAACGATAACGATCCAGAACTTGAAACGGCTTATTTGAATTCTTATTCGGTGGAAACGAAGGATATTCCAAAAGACGCGAAGCTGATCGGAGTTATCGAAGCCCTGGCCTTCCCGGTGGAGATCTACCAGGACGCCGACGGGAATTATATTTCATGTGTACAAGAAAGGTGAGGAAATGAGCAAAGAAGAAGCGGTTCAATTACTGACCGCGGCCGGGTATAAAGCGAAAGTCGAAAATTCGGTCGTGATTGCCAGGATTGAGAATTTCACAAAGAAAGAATTTGAAAAAGTCCGAAAAATCCTGAAAGACGCCGGTTATAATAGCAGTTTCGGGATCAAGGAATCGAAAGGGGAAGAAAAGAATGTCCAGGACGAAGAATCCGCAGAAACTTAAAGCCGGCGACACGATAAAATGTCGGGACGCGGACGACGCGATCAGGATGTCCGAAGAACTTCTGAAAGCTGGGATCTATACCGATTTTCTTTATTACAAAGACGGAAAACGGGGCTTGTGGCTGGAAGTGGTGAAAGATTATGAAAACGGTTGATTTGACAAAAAGTTTGTTGTAAAATAAAAGGACGGAACGCCGTTTCCGACTTCTCCGCCCACAAAACCTTTAATAATCATAGCACGAAGCGGCCGTGATTGCAAGGGGAAGTCTAATGGCGAAACCGTCTAATAACAACGAAAGGAACCTTTTTAGAGACATTGACCTTCAAATTATGTTGTGTAATGAGAGAATCAAAAATCACAGAAGGTCGATCGACAAGATCAAAAAAATGTGTGGGTGGAATGGCCCTTCTGGCGTTGGTGGAATTGACTATTCGAAAGAGTCTTCGCCTAGCACTCACATTTCTTTTCTGGAAGGGCTGGAACTGATCCAGCGCGACGAAGCGAACATCCGAACACTGACAGAGGAACGGAAGGAACTTCGCCGGAGCAAAAAGCGCGTGCAAAAGATTTATTCGAGCCTGACCGGCTACGAAGAAAAAATCTATTACAACCGCGTGATTTTGAAAGAGACACAGCAAAGAACCGCCGAAAAAATCGGTCTGTCCGTCCGCCAGGAACAGCGGATCGAAGGGGACATGAAAGACCGCGGCTTGATCTGAAAATGAAAATTTTTTGAAACGAAAATTTTTCAAAAATTTGAACCGGTTTTTGAAAGACCGAAAGTTCGAAAAACCCAGTAAATACACGGGGAAGTGTAAAAATACAATGTCGTATTTCATGTCGTGTTTTATGTCGTAAAAATGTCGTAAAAGATGTCGTGGAAATGTCGTGTTCCCGTGTGCTATAATGTGTATGTTGATAAGTGGATCAATAAGACCTTCGAAAAGGCGTCGCAGAAATGCGGCGCTTTTTTCATGCCTGAAAAAGAAAGGGGGCGTAAACGATGAACACGGTCGAACCGATCCGGGACATGGATCTTGTTATGGATCTGGCCGACTATCTGAAATCGAACAACGAAAGAGATTACGTCCTTTTTATGTTCGGAATTTATACGGGCCTTCGAATTTCTGACATCCTAAAATTTCGCGTGCGCGATGTAAAGGGGAAAGACGCGGTTTATATTCGAGAGAAGAAAACCGGGAAGGAAAAGCGTTTCCCGATAAATTCAGAGTTACGGCCAGTTATCGACGAATATATTTCCGGGAAGCGTGACTTTGAATATCTGTTCCGTTCTCCGAACTATCAGAACAAAGCAATCACGCGCCAGCAAGCCTATAACATATTATCGGCGGCCGGCCGGAAGTTTGGCCTGGACAGCATAGGAACGCACACCTTACGAAAGACATTCGGCTATCATATGTACCAGCAGACGCACGACGCCGTGACACTGAAAGAGATCTTCAATCACGCAGACATAAGCGTCACACTCCGGTACATTGGTATCAATCAGGACAACAAAGACAAACTGATTAAGGGCCTGACCTTCAAGCATGGCCGCAAATAAAAGAACACCCAGACACGCCTTGAAGACGCGCGAAGAATGGGAAGTTCTTTTTCTTTTTGCCCTGTACTTGACACAACGGGCGCGTGACAAGTGACGGTGTAGCCTTTTGTTCGCACTATAATGAAAGCGGACGTCCGCCGACCATTTGACACAATAGTAAGATATGACAAGAGAGGGGAGCGACCGACGGGGCGACCGGACATGACAGTTTTTTGAGAAAAAATCCCGAAAAATTTTTAGGTTCTTCCGCCGGACAAATTTTTGTTGCGGATCTACG